GAAAACATTTATATTTGTTTTTGAACGACTACAAGAACGAAATCAGAGATTATTTGCAATATAATAAAATTTTTCACGGCGGTTTTGACGATAGTAAAAATAAACGGGAGTTTTTGCAAAAACTCATAGACCAGAAAATTATAAAAATAAAGGAGTTTTAAAAAAATGATTGAACGAATAACCACGAGAACGAACAAAAACGGCAACGCGCTACAAATTGAAATTGACCACGAGGCGCACACGGTGGAGCGGGGCTATTACCTTTTTCGGCGAGATAGCGACACTATAATGGCAAAAAAAAGCGACATTGACCGCTACGCCGACCGACTAATTAAAAGCGGTTATACGAGAATATAGGAGGGCGAAAAAATGAAATTAACAAATCCAAAAACTTTTGAAAAATGGTGCGAAAAAAACAACTTTTACGCGGGCGCAATGCTTGAAGCCGTTGAGCGTTGGGCGAGCGAGTGCGACGGCACATTCGGACACGCGGACATCGACTACGAGATAGGACGGACGACGGCATACGGAAGCCCTGAAACAATCCGTTTCGACCTCGTTCACGCGGAACTCGTAGAAATCAGGAACGCCGACGGCGACCTCGTCGGGTATTATAAAATTAACGACCCGTGGACGTTTAGCGAAGACGACTACATCTACGGAATTATTAAAGAGGCGGTTTACAGCTTTATCGAGTAAAAGTACTTGGAGGGCTACAAATGGGAATAAACATTGACGAATTACGGGAGGCGTTAGGCGATAAAAAGCCCGACGAAAAAATCGAGATAGAACGGGAGAAGTTGAAACTTGCGCGGGAGCGTTTGGACTTTGAGAAAGAGAAACACCGCGAAAAGGAACGCCGAGCGGGGCGCGCCCGCGTCCCTTTTCGGCAACAATAAGGAGTAAAAAACATTATGGGAAATGAGTTTGTTATTACAAATAGAAACGGCACGGCATACTTAAATATTTTTGCGCCTAACGACTTGCCCAAACGCACGAAAAACGGTTTTTCGATTAAAGATATTATATCTTTTTCAAAAAAAGACTACTACGTTTTTAATAGTTACGACGAAGCAAACGTATTTTGGCGCGTAATGCTCCGAGCGTGCGACGAGAACGCCGACCGCTGGAATACTGTCCACTGGGCGGCGGACAGATATATTAAAGACTTTATTTACAACCTGAAAATTAAAAGAATATAGGAGGGCTAAAAAATGATAGAATACAACAAAATTGAACAAATGGCAACGGCAATAAGCAATTCGTGCGACAAACACGGTTTTGACCTTTCCGAGGCTGAAATAGACCTTATCGCGCTTGACGTCGCCGAGAGTTACAAGCCGCAAATAAAGAAACTACACGACATCATCGACTTTATTTACACTCATAATAAAAACTATACTAAAAAGCAATGGGATTGCATTATCGAGTTAAAGGAAATTGTCGAGGAGGGGAGCGCGGAAAAATGAAATACTATCCCGAAACCCTTATACAAGCGACATTGACGGCACACGGCGCGCCCTGTACGGTTGCGCCTGCCGTTCTGGGCTATACTTGCACGACATACACGGCACACCTTGACGGCGGAAACACGCCTACAACGGTCAAAAAGGCTATCGGCGCACTGGAAATCGCTACTGGGCAAAAAATCACTTACAACGCAAATACGGGCGTCGGAAACACTTTGAAAATCACAATCCCGAACCCTGAACGCGCTTTTCCGTCGTTTTTCGCTTTCGGGCGCAACGCATATAACAAGTGCGCGGGCGAAATGCTCATCGGCATTGATACGGACAATAAGCCTATTACTGCTAATATTATGGACACCCTTTCGGTGCTTGTAGCGGGCGCAACGGGGAGCGGTAAAAGCGTTGCTGTAAATAATCTTGTGCTTTCGCTTGCAATCGGCGCGAAGCCGTCGGAAATCGTCTTTTTAATGATTGACTTAAAGCGCACGGAGTTTTCAATTTATGACGGGCGACTGCCACAACTTATTGAACCCGTCGCTTATACGTTCGACGAAGCCCTGCGCCATATCCGCAAAACCGCCGACGAAATCGACAACCGCTACAAGATTTTACAAGAAAAAGGCAAGAGAAAAGCCGACCTTTCCGACTTTCCGCTTTTCGTTCTTGTCATCGACGAATACGCGCAACTACGACAAGGCACAAAGGAGGCGCGCGATATGTTAGATACACTTATGAATAAAGTCGTCAATCTGGGGCGCGCCTGCAATGTGTTCGCGATTATAGCGACACAAAATCCCGTGCTACAAGTTATCAATTCGACCGTAAAATACGGCTGCCAAACAAAAATCTGTCTTTCGGTAAATAGTCAACGACATAGCATAAATATAATTGACTGTGCAAAGGCGGTTGACCTACTCGGCAAGGGCGACGCGCTTGTGTCGCTCCCGAACTCGCCCGACCTGCAACGCGTGCAAATATGCGACTTACCGACAAGCGACATACAATACATTTTAGGAGAATAGAAAAATGACAATCTATACGCTTTTTATAAACGGAAAACAAAGGGACTACACCGACAAGCGACGCGCCTATGCGGTAGCCCGCCTTTTCGGAGCGGTGGTATTTACCCGTGAAAAATACATCTACACACTTGAAGAAGTGCTTAAAAAATAATAACATCAAAGGAGTTTTGAAAATGGACATTAAAGAACTTAATTGTTTTAGGCAATATTTGGACACTGACAAAATCGCCAAAAAAAACATATATCCATTTGTTTGGTTAAGCGGAAGTAATACGCTTGTTAGCCCTATTGCATATTGCAAAAATGAAATCATCTTACAATGGAACGGCAAACGAAACATTTACCAAAAATGGATAGAGCGAACGGTCAAAAAGTTTGATAACATATTAAAGGACGGTTATTTTGACAAAGGCGACGGAAGTTGCCCCCCTGCAATAGTATTTGAATTAAAAAATTGTTTAGAAACAAAGTAAAGAAAAGCCCACGGTTTTGTGCCGTGGGTATCTTTTTGCCCTTTTCCGCCCCGTGATTGCCCCGTGGGCGGTTTTTTATATTCGGGTGATAACTTGTTCGTCCGCTGTGCTTTCGCCGTTTTTAAGGCGGTTTATCGCCCTTTGGCTCGGCGGTATCTTGCCGCCTTTCCGCAATAAGTAAATGTATTGTGATATTGTGTTTGCGCTCCGTCCCATTTGCAGGGCTATCTCGGCGGGCGTTTTCCCGTCCTTGACGGCTGCAATCAAAGCCCTTTCGTCGTCGCCCGTCCACGGTCTGCCTCTCCTGTTCTTTTCCCCGTCTAATAATTTACCTACATAGTTTATACTATGGTCTATTGTGCGGGCAATCTCACTATAAGAGAACCCGCAACGGTATAAGTATATCACGCGCTCGCGGTGAATATCCCTAACCGCCGCCCTGTGCCATTTATTATCTTTTATGTACTTGTATATTGTCGTCCCGCTTACGCCCATTTCTGCGGCTATCTGGGCAACCGACGCTCCGCCCGCATATAGTTGCCTCATTCTGGCAATCTCAACGCCGCTCGGCTCAAACTTGTTCGGTCTGCCCGTCTTTTGCTCGCCCCTATATATTGCTATACTCCAATAGTATTTTGCCATTCCAAGCGACACGCCAAGCCTTTCTGCGACTTCTCGGAGCGTTACTCCGTCCGCCCGCATTGCAATGGTCTTTTCTATGTTTGCTGCGGTTTTAGGGTTATTATATCGGCGCACATCGTACTCGTGCTGTTTCTGCACTTTCTGCGGTTTCGGCGGCTTTGGTTTTGGGGAGTGGGGCGGTATCACATACTCGCCCTTTTCCCTTGCCTCGTGTAATATCCCATAATACTGGTATATGCTTATAGGAATTATGTTAAGTGTTTTTTCTGTCGAATAATGACGGTTATAGCACTCGACTACTTGCTTTTTAATTTCGTCCGTGATTTCTCGTGTTTTCATTCTTCTTCCTTATTGTCGTATTTGTTTCCGATTACTTCATAAGGGCAATCGTCCATTGTTTGCCAATCGTCGCCTATATCGACTAAAAACGCACATTCTGCATTTTGCCACTCTATAAACCCTTGTGTTCCGTTCGGGCTTTCTACAATATCACCCTCGAAAATCTTTCTGCCGTTCTTATCACATAAGCCCGTGAATTGCCCTACGGTTTCAGGGATAACTTCATATTTTTCGCATTCTATAACTTGTAATGGATTGCTGTTAGAATAATTAGTATGCTGTTTAGTAAAAACTTTGATAATGTAACTTCCTGTATCTTCACAGACCAACTCATCATCATTTGAAAATATTGTTGCTCCTAAACTGCCGCACGGCAATTCGGTATAATATCCCTCAACCCACTTGCCATTGTCCACTCGTTTGCCTCTGAATAAAATGTCTCTCATTTTTCTGCCTCCAACTGGTCAACAATCTTTTTGCATTGTTCTTCTACATATTCAAGACTTCTAACAGGTTGCAATAAATGTATTTCCATTTCGAGAAGTTGATAATAGCGTTCTTCGGTGAGAAGTCCGTATTTCAAAGCCGTGGCATAGTCATTTCCGTCGCAAATATGACCACAATCAAAACCTATGTAATAGTCTTTTTTCGGGTTACATTCTTTGGAAAGTCTGGCTGCTCCGAAACTCAAACCGCAATGACAGTCGATGTCATATTCATAGCAATCTTTGTAATCGTCAACCGATACATATCCATTACGAACACCACACGCTGTAAATACACAAATGCAATCGTGACCTTTGTATTCAAATTGTTTTTCAACTACGCAAAATTTACTCATTCCGTATCTCCTCCAATCTCTTTTCGGTTTTTGTAGTCTTTCGCTTGATTTACAGTCATATAACAAGTTTGTACTATATCTTCTGTTCTTTGGAAAACTGCCCAACAATCGTGATATTCCGACCAAAATGGTTCGTCAATAAATACGAGCGTTCCATTCTCAATTTTATCTTCGAGTTCGGCAAGTCTGTGTATCATCTGAGGAATTTTGCAAGGCTCTGGTTTTATACAATCTCTCTTGCATACATCATCAAGTCCGCACAATTCCCAAGTATCAAAGCATACTTTTGTTATATCTCTATCAGTCAATCTTTTATAGTTGCTCATTCTTCTTCTCCTAAATCTTCAACATACATCCAACTTTGTGGCGCGCAGGTAATCTCAAACTTTTTCGCCCACGCCTCATAATGGCAATGAGTATTCGGATAAAGATTGAAAAGCCACTCTTCTTCCGTCATAAAGCCCGATTTTCTAAATTCGTTCAACTCTCTCGGTCTATCGTAAATCTTCAAGTCGCTTATGTGCCAACCATAAAGCGGTTTGCCCTTGCCATAGTCTGCAACTTGCCTATATGTCAAACAAGTTTCAAATTCGTACCCGTTGTTCCAATAGTACACATAATCAAGTTCGCTCGCCTTATCGCACACAAACTCGCCTATTACTTTGCCACATTGAATACCACTTGGCACTAAATAATCTCCTTTAACTCCGTTCCCTATCGTGCAATAAATATAAGCCTTAAACGGCACTTCTTGCGGTGCGGTCTTTCGCACTTCAATACGTTTCTCATAAATCGCCTTGCCTGCTTCATCTTCGCCTATCTTATGGCAAATTTTCTCAACCCATTTCGGGCGAGTTGCAATTAAAACGCTTTTCATTCTTCTTTCTCCTTTTTCACCTGCACCACGCTATTCTGAATTGTCCTTGAAACGAATATTTTATAAATCTATCGTAAATTTCTTTTGCAAATTCGTTACTTCCTGTCATCATAATTCGAGGTATATCGAAAAAATGCCACTTGTCACTTTGTATATTGCTCGCCTCGTCTTGATGATGTTCTTGAAGCCATTGTTTATCTTCTTCTGTAAACACAACACTGTATTCTCTTTCGATTTGTTCGATTGATAAGTTTCCTAAATATATATTCATTCTTCTACCTCCGCTTGTTTGCACTTGTCGCACCGTTCAAGTAAGCCGTCTTGCTCCCGTAGTGTTATTGCGCCGCTAAATAAAGTACAACCCGCAAAATCGCCTGTATCATATCTGCTATATTCACAAGTTTTACAGTACTCGCGGTATTCACAAGTCTTGCAATACTTAACGTTTGGCACATCGATTTCAACTCTTATCTTCGGCATTTTGCACCTCCACAATAGTATCAGGTTTCAGAACGCAAAGCGGACGAACCCCGCTGCGACCGAAGTACGCATCGAGGTTGCCCAGTGAACCGTCTGAATAGACAAAGCGAACATTGTCCGAGCATATCACACTGTCCGCTGTAATCGTCCAATGCCATTCCCCGCAGTTCGGGATAAGTTTCCTATATTTGCGGTATTCGTCGCAAGTTAAGAGCGATACAGTGTCCGTGCAATGTCCGTAATCAGTCATTCCGTCGTCGGTCATCAAATCTCTGTCAAACGGAACTAATGCGCTTGTGTCGATATAATCTCCGATAACTTCCATAAGTTTTTGGCGGAGCGTTGATATTTCCCAGTTGTTTGCGCTGTCCTCGTCAAAGCGTTTTTTAAATAAGATGTTCGTCGCAAGACACAAACATCCACCGTAAGAGTTGTCGAGTTTCACAAACTCTATCTTCCAAAATTTGAATTTTTGCCCAATTTTAACGTCTTTGATTTTCATTCTCATACTCCTTTATAATTTCGTCAATTAAATTACAAATATGATATGTTTCGATTGCTGCCAATCCGACGGCTCTTTCTTTTACCTTATTCAGCACGTCGATTGTTTCCTGCCTCGCAATGCGTAATTCATCGTCCAACAAGGCGCACTCCGTTTTAAGTTGCTTATTTTCGGCTTTCAAATCGTCAATCTCTTCTTCTTGCACAGTTATGATGTTAAGCGCACTTTTAACGAGTTCGTTTCCAGTTATTCTTGCTGTGCAATCTAATTTTTTCTTAATCTCTTCATTTGTCATCATTCATACTCCTTTAACAGTTCGTCAATTTTGTCGATTTCTACAACTTCACGGCCATAGTTGTTCACATAAGACTTCGCTTTTGCCTTGTCCGTAAACTCCCTGACCGCCGAACGCTCCCACATATCCTTTAAGCCCTCAACGCCGTCTATGCCCATTATATAATCGTTTATGCCTTTCCCGAGCAACTCGTCAAGATTTTCAACTATATCGTTGAGAATTTCGACGTCGCTTTCCATTCTATCAAGAAACAGCGTTGCTTGTTCTCGCTCGGTTAATTCGTAGTCGTCTTCTTCCATTATCTTTTGCTTAATTGCCATCGGGTTTTTTTCAAGTTTCGCTTTGAGTTGCTCGTTTTCGGCTTTGAGGTCGTAATTTTCCCTGCCAAGAACGCCAACTTTTGCTATAAGGTCGTCCCGTTCCGCAAGTATCTCGTTAGTTGCTTTCATTTCGTCGTCCCGTTCTTCGGGTGTAAGCACGACCGCCCCGTCGGGGACTTTGCGATAGCCTGCATTGTAAATGCGCCTTGCCGTTCCTAATGCAAGAGAACAACTCTTGATGTCGGTTTGTCGCTTTGAACAAGCCCTATAAATTCCAAATTCACACGCATTACATACATATTTTGCTATTTCGTATATTTGTTCTTTTTTGGTCATTTTCTTAACTCCTTAAAAGTTCGTCGAGCCTATCTTCGTTGGGTACATAGCCACCGCCATATCCGCACTCGTGGCACACATATTCGCCACTTCTGTCGTCATAGTCCAAGTCCGCTCCGCAATAAGGGCAGACACCCTCAAATTCGGCTTCTTCCTTAATATCTTCCTTGCAGTACTCTCTCATTTCTTTGAGTTTCTCAAGGGTGCGCCCTGCGTAGGTTTCAAAGCCTAATTCTTCTATCTCGGCAATCGCGTTCTCAATCGCTTCAAGGCGTTCCACCTTTTCGCAGTCGCCATTATACTCACCGAACGCGTCTGTCAACATTGTACTTCTTATCATTTTCTTTTTCTCCTTTTCTTCTTCAATTTGTTTGCTTTAACGACCGCTGCCCAATTTGTGGGCGACCTGTCAATTTGATAAATGTTGCCGTCGCTGTCCACCCATTGTTCGTCCGCTATCATAGGCGAAACTTTTGCGTGGCACTCGGCAATCGTTGCCATAAGTTCACTTGTTGTTTTCATTTACTACCTCCAATGTTTTTTACTAATTCATAGACACGGGAGCGACCATAGGTTATTCCGAGTTCTTCTCGGTTTTCCCATATCTCTCGCGCCGTATATCCGTTTTTAAGGCACTTTTTGATTTCAGCGACTTGCTCATCATAGTTGTCGCTTTTCTTGCGCCCAAGTGCCACTCCCGCCGCTTTTCGGGCTTGCAATGCTTGTTTTGTCCTATCTGCTATAATGTCGCGTTCAAATTGTGCAAATGCCGACATTACATTAAAGAGCAGTGCGCCCATTGCGTCAAGCCCATTTCCACCGACAGAAAGATTTTCCTTAATAAATACTACCTTTACTTTCATTTTGTGAGCAAGCAAGTCAGTGGTTTCGATAAGGTCTTGCACCGACCTTGCCATTCTACTCATACTCTCAAAGTAAACCGTGTCGCCCGCTTTAAGTTCTTTAAGCATTTTCTCGAACTCTTGACGACCGCAAGCCTTTTTAGTCCCGCTTATCTTTTCTTCAAACACTTTATCTATCTTATAGTCTTTAAGCACAAACTCTTGACGGATAAATTCTTGTTTATCTTTTGTACTAACTCTCATATAAGCAAAGTTCATTTTTCTTACTCCTTTATGTAAAAACCGCCTTTGGTATGATTTAATATTATCATATCCAAATGCGGTTGTCAAGCATTTTTATTTTATTGTTTTAATTTTTTTTGTTCCGCCGTCATACTTGCGCCGAGTAGCCTTTCAAGTTGCTTTTGGAGTTCAAGCGGGCTTTGGTTAAGTTTGTTTTCAACCGAGATTGTTGCCGAAAAGTTGTTTTCCACAAGCCCTTGCCCCGCGTCCTTGATTTTCATTCGTGCCATTGTTGCCTTGTCGTTGACGTTTCCGACTTCGCCAGCGTGAAAGCCGAGTGAGTTGAAATAGTCGTCGATTGATTGCACCAGCAGCCGTCGCTCGTCATCGTCATCTTCTGCCCACGAATTGTAAACTTTAACCGTTATGCCGATTAGGGCGCAAAAATCTTGCTTGTTGGCAGGAAAGTCAAAGTATTCGTTGTAAAATGCGATAAGGTCGGAATAGGCGTTGAAATAGCCCCTTATATCGTCATTATTTAGACTAATAATATGGTCGGTGTCTTTAAGTCCGAGTTGGTGGATAACCGCCGTGATTTTCGTTGCAAGACGATAGCCATATTTTGCCGTAAGCGGTTTAGAGCGGGCTTCGTTTGCGGTTTTTTCAGCGATAAGCCTCGAAAACATTTCGCTTGTGCCTTTTTTGATTTTGTCTATCTTATAGTCGATTTCGTCCATTTGGACGGGTTCGCCATTTTCGTCAATATCTTGTATAATATCTAACATATATTATTCCTTTGGCTCGTTGCCGCACCGCCATTCTTCTGGCTCTGTGCCGTACCACCATTCTATGAGGTCGCCTTGCAGGGAATGAACTCCAACTTCCCTAAACCCGTCATCAAGTGCGTTGTTGCATTTGTCCATATAATCGGTCAGTTTTTCAAGTTTCGTCCTATTCTCATAAATGGTATGGCTATCGTTTTCAAACGCATACTCTATGATAGAAAAAACGGTGTCCTTAAAGTTAGGTGTCTTTTCTTCATATAGTACAATTATCTTCTTCCAGATTGTGTCGGGATAGGTGATAAACTCGTTCTCGGCGGGTTTTACCGCTCTTGTATATATCCGCATAGCCATTATGTTTTCATTAAATAAACTAATCATTTTCTTCTCCTATTTCTCGGCAAAGCCTTTGTATTTCGTCGGAATTGATGTAAGTACGCCTTGAGGGTTTTGCTATTTTGGCAAGTTCGCCTATGTTTAGCCCAAACCAATTATATATCATTGCACATACAAGGTCTTGTAATTGTTCATTCTGCTTGCTTGTCATATTCTTCCACCGCATTTTTAAGTGCTTTAAGTGTTCTCATATCGGCTTTTGCTGACCTTACCGTCGCTAATGACGAAAAAACTACAAGCACTAATATTATTCCTATAATTACATAACTTGCGATTTCCACAGCCGTTGTGGCGTGTCTTGTGGCAAGCACAATGTCAAGTACAAGCCCAACAATCGCAAAAAGTGCAAATAATGTGCCTAAATCTAACGCCGCTTTTGTTTGCTTTTCCTGCTCTTTAATAAAATCTTCGGGTTTCATATACTTCCGTCCTTTGCAAAATCGACAAATTCAAGTTGCCTTTCTTCTCTCGGCTCATAAGACTTACCACGCAATGACGGGTAAAGTTCCATACATTTGCGCCTTGTGCGCCCGACCGTTTCCATTGACGGAATTTCTTTCGCCTTTACTCTTTCCGCAAGTTCACCAAACGGGATATTGATTGAATACCCATATTTATTAAGAACAAACCCATAAAGGACAAAATCGCAGTCCCTTGCTCTCGGCCTCTGTTCCAAAATCTCTTTAACGAGTTCCGCCACTTGTCGTACTTTCATTTATCTACTCCTTTAAGTATGTTTATAATGATTTTTCCCGTGCTTGCCTTGTCGCAAAAGCCAAACTTAACACCGTATCGCTCTTGCATTGTTCGCAAACACTTTGCAAGGGTTTCCCCTTTGACTTTCGTTCGGGGAGAGTGCCATTCAGCCAAATTTCCGTGCGGCGGTATTTCTTCTATAAGAATTATAAGTTGTATTCCGCACTCTTTCGCCCGCTTGCACTCGTCCCTAAACCTTTCGTGTTGGTTTCCGCAGACGTTTCCGCAGAGTTCCAGAAAATCTTTCTTCGTGTCAATGGCTATCGTTTGGTTATCAAGTCGGGCATAGTCGCCGACAAAAAGTTTCGTCCTTACTACTTTATAACCTTGTGCCTTAAAATATGCAAGTTTTGCTTCGTGCTTGCCCTCTTGCTGTCTTGTGTCCGATATAATAACAAACTTATCCATTATTCACTTAAAAAGGTAAAAAGTCGTCCATTCCGCTAAAAGATTGCGGTGCGGTCGTGGTTGTTTCAGTGTCGCCGTCGTTGCCCCAATTTGCTCTTATAAGCGAAAAGCCGTCGGACGGAACTGTAATGTTAAGAGTTCTCTTGCCTTTGTATTCAGGGTTAAGCCCGATTGCCGACACCTTATTGATTTGGATTTCGTCGCCTTTGGTTTTCTTTTCCCAATTATGCGGGGTAATCGCCAACTGCTCGCCCCAAATCGTGATTGTCGCTTCTTCATAAGCGTTTGTTACTTTGTCTTTGTACTGTATATTAAGTTTATTGCACTTGCAACTCTCAATGTACTTTGCTTTACGGATTTCATACTTACTTTTGTTTTCGCCTTTTTCTACAAGATAAATCATATATGTTTCTCCTTATTTGTTTTCATTGTATTTTTCAAAATATTCGACCACTTCATCATAGTCTTTTTGCTTGATGTCTTTTGTGGACGCATAGCCCTTGCTCACAAGAAGTTGCTTTGCTTTTTCCGCCGTAATCTCATTGTTCGCCGCAATCGCAAAAATTCTCTTGATTTGTTTCGGGGTTATCGGGTCATTGTCGGACAAAATTTCCTTTGCCCTTTCTTCGTTGCTTTCATCTTCAATGTCTTGCGTAAATGCGTCAGAAAGTCCCGCGATTGTGAGTGCCAAATCAACCACAGCCCGTTTTTTTGCTTTCTTCAAAGCACTGTTGGCACTATCAAATGCTCCCGCTACACCGAAAGAACGCTCATTTGTGTTAGCGCACCCGACACCCGTTCTTACAACTTTGCCGTCATAGTATGCGGTTGCCTTAATCTCATAATAGAAAAACCCTTTATTATAGTCTTTATAACTATCGGTAATTTCGGTATCATAGGCGAGATTATATCCCATAAGGACTTTTTCCGCTCCGCTTTTCCATAATGACGGTGTTTTCGCTTTCGGCACTTTACCAAAATCAACACCCCTTTTAAGCGTTGTCGAAAAATCTCCTATTCTCAATTCATAGTTGTTTCTTCTGGTAGAAAGTTCCGCTTTTGGTGCTTCATAAACAATAATGTTATTTTCCATTATATTTCTCCTTTAATTTTTTATTGTGTTTAAGTAAAATATCAAACCACTCATAATCGAGTTTTATCGGCTTGAAAACATATCCGTCTTTTTTTAAGTGCAATACATATTCGCACTCGGTGTTTATGCCATACTCGGCAAGTAAGTTCTTGTACCCGACCAACTGCACCGACAACGACTTCTTGTCAATTACGCTTGTTGCCTTGTAATCAATCAAAAAAATCTTTCCGTCGATTTCGCAAACAAGGTCGCACTTCCCGCAATACCCTAATTTCGCCGAAAACAGTGCCTTTTCCGTGTAAATCACTTTTGGTCGATAAGTTTTATACCATTCGACAAAACTTGCAATATAGGGCAAATATGGGCTTTCTTTCATTTCGTCATCAACTTCACCTGTAAGCGCATAAGTTTCGCAAAGTTCGTGGACTTCCGTGCCACGTTGCTTTGCCCTGTCAGTCAAACTTTTGGACAACGCATCTAATCGCTTGAAAGAAATCGGCTCACAAATTTCGGTTACACTCGGATATTCTATGCCGTCTATTGTATATTTGTTGGTTTCTTCGTCAAAGTTAGTCGTCATCGTCATCTTCAAAAATTGAAACTTCGTCGTCCGCTCTATCGACTTCACTATCTTTGCTGCCAAACAACCAATCAAGTAACATTTTTCTTCTCCTTTATAAGTTTTTTTATTACCTTGTCAAGTGATTTTATCGGACACTTTTCATAAGTGTTTTCAAAACTCACAAAATCATAATGACCGTCCAAAAGGCACGCATATTTCGTTACTACCGAACAGCATACATCACAAGGCTTTAATTCGTGTACATACTTATGACAATTACATTCTTTACAACTCTGCGGCTTGTCTTTTTCAAAAGCATAAAACCGTTTCATTGCAGTTGTCCTTTTTTTGCTTTGTCGTAATAGTCTTTAATAGCAACATCTACTTGTTTTGTAAATGGTATTCCATAGTATGCCTTAATATCACTCATTTTTTTATGGGTGCTTTCGCTGATTTTGATACTTCTTTTCGTTTCTTGTTTTTCTTTCGAGTTTTCCATTTCTAACCTCCAACTATTTATCATTATACCACTTGCTTGTCCGATTGTCAACCACTTACGACCACTTTGACAATGTTTTTTATACTTTTTTTCTTGACTTTATAGGTGGTCTATGGTAGTATTTTCTTATAAATAAAACCAAATTAGGAGATTTGTTATGATTTGCCCGAATTGCAAAAGTGATGATGTAAAAATTCAAGTTGTTGCCGAACAGAAAAAGCGTGGCGTTCTCGGCGTTTGCCTTTGGCTTATTCTCGGTTTCTTTACTTGCGGCGTTGCACTTCTCTTTCCTTTACTTATAAAGAAAGGTAGTAAAACCAAACAATATGCTATTTGCCAAAATTGCGGTCATCGCTGGGAAGTTTAATTTTTCTTAACTTTTTCGCAAAAACCGCTTGACAAACGCATAAAGCAAGCATATAATAGACTTGTAATCGGTATTCGGTGAGTGATAGCATTGAGTATCGGCAACTGAATATCGGTTATCCTAAACCGCTTAAACAACCCCGCCTATCACAATAAGGGAAGTTTAAGTGGTTTTTTTATTGGATAAAAGGAGATTGCTTATGGCAGAAAGAAGAATGTTCGCAAAAACAATAATAGACAGCGACGCATTTCTTGATATGCCCTTGTCGGCACAAGCATTATATTTTCACTTATCAATGCAAGCGGACGATGACGGTTTTATCAACAACCCGAAAAAACTGCAACGAATGGTTGGGTGCGCCGATGACGATATGAGATTGCTTGTCGCAAAGGCTTTTATTATTCCGTTCGAGAGCGGAGTTGTGGTAATTAAGCATTGGCGAATAAATAATTACATACGGAACGACCGCTATAAACCGACGAATTACACCGAAGAAATGGCGCAATTACAGGTCAAGGAAAACGGTGCTTATACCGAGAAGTTACCGCTTGGTATACCAAATGGATACCAAATGGATACCCAGTATTGGTTAGGTAAGGATAGGTTAGATAAGAATAGTATAGAAGAAAAAGACATAAATGTGGAAAAAGAAAGCCCGACGGACAAGCCGTCGTCGCCCGCTCCAAAACACAAGTATAGCACTTATAAGAATGTTTTATTGACTGAAAAGGAATATAACACACTTATCGGAATGACCGACGGAAAGGAAGCGATTGAGTTTTTTGGAGAATACCGAGCCTACAAAGGTTACAAAGCAAAGAGCGACTATTTGGCGATAAGAAAGTGGGTTTTCAACGCACTTAAAGAGCAACGAACAAAGCAAGGCAAGGCGAACTTCACCGAGCGGCAGTACACCCCAGAGCAGTTGGATATAATAGGGCGCGTGCCGAGCATTGAAGATTACGACTTATAAGGAGTGAATTATGATTATAAAATGTAAAAGATGTGGGTTTACAAATCCTACGGAAGTTGATGTAAATAATAAGATATTAGTTACGCAAGGCTTGTCAATCGAAGAATTAAGTAAATTATGGAAATGGTATTATAATATCCCGCCTTACGAGCCTATTTATCTTGCAATGCCGACAAAGTTATATAATTCGGTACACCAACGCAGTAGAACACCGTGTAAAAGTGTGGCTGAATTATTTGAGGAACAAGGCATAAAAGTAGTAGAAGAAAACTTTTAACGGTTTATAAGGAGTAGAGTATGGCACTTATAGAATATAGGCTTGACGGAACGGTCAACAAAGTAGAGAACGCAATAAAGCGAATACAATTAGCGAACTTATCGGAAGAGCCGTTGTATGTATGTTACAGTGGTGGCAAAGACAGCAAAGTTATCCGACACCTTATGGGAATGAGCGGAGTACCGCACGAACTGCATTATAACTTAACCACGGTAGATATTCCGTCGGTTGTCAGGGAGATAATGGACGACAAGGAAGTTATTGTCGAAAAGGCAAGATATGCGGACGGAACTCAAAAAACTATGTGGAACTTAATTGTTAATAAGCATATACCACCTTTAAGAATGTGCAGATATTGTTGTGCTGAACTTAAAGAACAAGGTGGGAAAGGACGGATATGTGTTACGGGTGTAAGAGCCGCCGAAAGTGCTCGTCGTGCAAAACAGGCTGGCGAAGCAAAGATATTTGGCGGAAAGGGCGTAGAGGTCATACACAATATGGACAATGATGAAAACCGCCGAATGATTGAACAATGTTACCGAACGCAAAAAACGATTATCAATCCGATAATTGACTGGACGGACGACGATATTTGGGAGTTTTCAAAAGTCGAAAATATCAAACAAAACCCGTTGTATGTACAATGTGGAGGGAATAAAAGGCGTTTAGGGTGTTTATTGTGTCCTATAGCAAGGCTTGAAGAAAGACTTAACGATATTAAAGAATATCCAAAGATAGCGGAGTGTTATGTTAAGGCTTTCGACAAAATGCTTGAAAATATGCCCGACCAAAGCAAATTGTCGTGGAAGAACGGCACGGAAGTTATGGACTGGTGGTTGTACGGGAACAAGGAAGCCGACGAAAATCAAATCAGTTTTGACGACTTATAAGGAGTGAAAGAATGAAACAAGCAGAATACCAAATCTCGCTATTTGACGGCGACCACAAATTGACAATAGATAAGCCGATAAGACTTATTGAGTTATTTGCGGGGTACGGCAGTCAGGCGTTGGCGTTAAAATATTTAGGCGCAAATTTCGAGCATTGGAAAATATGCGAATGGGCGGTCAAGTCGATACAGGCATATAAGGACTTGCACTTTGGCGACGATAACACCGACTATTCGGCAGCAAAGACACAAGATGAAGTAATAGATTATCTTTATAGCAAGGGGATAAGCGCAAATTACAATGAGCCGATGACAATTGACCAAATCAAGCGACTTGGCGAAGAAAAGCAAAGAGTTATATATAACAATCTTATTGCTACGCACAATCTTGTATCGGTATGCAACTGCCACGCAAGCGACCTTGAAATATCAGACACCGATAAATATACTTACATTATGACTTATAGTTTTCCGTGTCAAGACCTTTCCTTGGCGGGCAAAGGGTTAGGAATGGAGAAAGGGAGCGGAACACGGTCGGGGTTACTTTGGGAAGTTGAGCGAATACTTGACGAGTGCAACGGCAATCTCCCGCAAATATTGCTTATGGAAAATGTGCCAGAAGTTATCGGCACTAACAATAGTGAACACTTTTCGCAATGGGTTGCAAAGTTGGACAGTTTGGGATATAAAAGCAAGTGGGAAATATTGAACGCAAAAGACTACGGCGTCCCGCAAAACCGCGCAAGGTGTTTTATGGTGTCGTGGCTCGGGAATTACTATTATGACTTTCCGCAAAGGGTTAAACTCGAAAAACGAATTAAAGATATATTAGAAACAAATGTTGACGAAAAATATTACTTGAATGATGATACAATCGAAAGAATAAGAAAGTGGAAATCTCAACAACAACCGCTCGACCATATTCTTAACGATAATAGTTGCTCGCCTTGCTTAACGGCACGAGGCGGGGGCGAAGAACATAGCGGAATGATATTATATGGAGAACTAAAATGTAATTGTGTTGGTATGTTAGGCGGGAAATATGAAAAATTGCACGACATAGCACGCAGAGTTTATGACACAAACGGAATTGCACCAACTCAACATACTTGTGGCGGGGGAAACCTCGAAACAAAAATCATAGATGATAATAGATTTTTCAAGCAAGCGTTTGAAACCGCACAAGAAAATGAGTGCAGCATAGGCGACACAATAGACGCATATAACAAAAAAGTAAATCAAAGTGGAACATCTCCGACAATTACAACGCGACCAGAGGGGTTCAAAACAGCAATACTTGTTGTTGACGAGCAAAACAAATATGTTCGACAAGACGGCATAGTAGGAACACTAACAACCGACGGAAGTAGCCCTAAACATAACAACCGAATTATAGAAAACCTGCGTATAAGGAAAATTACGCCAAAAGAATGTGGACGGCTTATGGGAGTGCGAGATAAAGATATAGACACAATGGCGGTCAACCAAAGCAACTCATCGCAGTATCACTTGTATGGCGATAGTATCGTTGTCGATGTGCTAATGGCAATTTTCGGACAAATGTTATAGCAATGCACCGTTTGGGCGGGGACGGCGTAAATAAACAACAACATAATAAAATAACACCCAAAGTCGGGAAACCGCCCTTTCTCGGCTGACATAAGGAGTAAAAAATGAAAGAAGAAATTATGAACATCAATGAACTTATTAACAGAATTAACGAAGCACAAGCGTTGGCTTATCAACAATACATTAGGGCGAACGCAATCATTATCAACGAAAACTTTGTTCGTGTCCCCGCAAAATTGGTGGGCAATGCGGAATATCCGCCGATGATTTGCGGACTTGAAACGCACTACACCAAAGCCGAACTGCCCGACAACGCTATGTTTGCGGTATGCGAAGTAAGGGAAACCGAACGGGAAAAGGCGATACGGCTCGCGAAAGAAGAAGTTGTACGAAAGGTTAAAAAGTACATTGACGAATTGTTCGACAAGGTGGACGACTTGACATAAGAATAAAGAGAAAAGGGATAGGCAAAGTGCTTATCCCCTTTCTTTTGTCCTTTATCTCCTGTTGCTATCAAGCATATACCTAACTTTCGCCGACTTTTCCATATAGTAATCGGTCATATCGGTAATACGCATTTCAATGTATTCGGGCATAGGCTCTATTTTGCTCTCGTACATTGACCGCATTGCTTTCGCCTTGTTTCTCATAAAGTCGTACCAAATACTTGCGTGTTCGAGTTCGGCTTCGGAAAGTTTAGTTGCGATAGATAGTTTATCGGTGTCCCCTACAAGTTTTGACTTTGCCGCGCACTTCGCATATTTTTCAGCGTCGGCAAGTTCTTCTTCCACATAATCATAGATTTTTTCGAGTTCTTCCATAATTATATATCCGTGTGTATTTGAGTAATGAATTTAGCAATCAAATCGGCGTACTTTTCATCGCCCTTTTGAATGGACAAAAGCAAGACAATGATTGCAAGAGTTTTTAAGTCGGCGGGTAAAATTTTCGCCGATGTGTCGCTAACCGCTTTGGTTATCCTATCAATAATTGCTACTTTTACTTCATAGAGTTTTTCTTCCATTCTTGTATTTCCTTTAAGATTTCGTGTAATTCGTCATCTCCGAAAACTTGGGCGTATATTTGCAATCGTTGTAATCGCTTTAAGTTCTTATTTGTTTTCCTTGTTTCAAGATAGTTAAGCACTACAAGAATATCAACAATGCCAAATTCGCCGAAAAGAGCATTCATTACGCGAGTTTCACCACCGACACATTAAAGTAAGTGTAAGTCGCCGCAACGCCCGTGTTGGCAAAGGTAAGGTCGATTGACTGAGTACCTGTACCCGCGCAAGGACACACTTCTTTAACTTCCACTATGGTCGCCGTTGAAAAACTTTCAATGTCCGTTGTTGCCGTAGGGGTTTGGGTTACTATACCAGTGGGGACAGCCACGCCATTGCGATAAAGTTGCAGGCTGACTTCGCCCGCCGTTGTCGTGAAAGAGCCAGAGGCACTGAACGCCACCAAATACAAGCCTTTTTTCAAGAGCCTAATCGCATTACTTCCGCTGACGTGAGAAATCGAGCAGCCCGTAATGAGTGAATTGTTGTTGATAGGCATAAGTGCGCCGTTGGCAAGAGCCGTGCTTGTGTTGTTGTATGCACTTAAAGTGCTTTTACAATATTGATTATTAGCCATAATAAAAATCTCCTGTTGTAAGTTAAAGGGGAGCATAGTCGCTCCCCCGTTGTCAAGGAACGCTATCAAGCGTAAAGTGATTTAGTTGGTTAAAGTATTAAACCAAATTGTTGCCGCACCCACAACCGCAATTATTATAGCAAGTATAAGGGTTTACGGACGGGTGAGTATAATACTGTCCCAACTGACTTAAAATGTAAGTGCTTTGGCTACGATTGCTGATTTCCGCTTTTGCGTCGGACAAAGCCGTGCGTAAGCCGTCGATATAATTTTCTTGAATTAAGTCGCGGGTTGCTTGGTTTTGTTCAATGATTGTCGTACGCAAGTTGCAGCAACAGTCTTGCAACTGCTGTCCGAGATTTTGGAAGCCGAGTTGCGCGCTGTAACGATTGTCAAGAATTTCCTTATCAACGCTACATATACCGCTTTGAACGCTTTGGAAACCGTCCCGAATATCGTTTTTAATATCCTGACTTCCGAGAGCCGAGTAAAGTTCAGCGGTCGTCAAACTCGATTGCGTTGCAGAGCCATTGCCAAAGAAACCATTGCCACTTATTGCAAGCAAGAAGATAAAGAGAAGAATAATCCAGCCTACAAAGCCGTCCCCCCAACCACCTTTATCGTCCCTGTCCATAAGAGCGGCAATATCGCCGAGAGAATAATCTGCCATTTTGTTGTTCCTCCTATATATATTTACACTCAAATAAGCATTGCGCCCTACTTATGAGAGAGTAGTCCTAAAAACCATTAAATTTGAAACCGCCGTCGCCACCCTTGTCTTTAATCGCTTGTTCGATTTCATTCCACGATTGATTGCTTATTTTATGAGTAAGCCCAAACTTTTGCGCCATTTTATAGTAACGCTTTACTTCATTAAAGTTTTCCATAGTAATAGTGCCATTTTGCGCTTGTTCACGAATGTATTGTGCAGGGTTTTTGCCTGACGAAATAGCCGTCCTTACATTCCTTGCCATTTCGGGGTTTTTCTTTTCAAGTTGCTCTAAAAGCATATTTACCGCTTGTTTTGGATTTGCAACGCCATTTGCAATCTTTACCGCTTTTGTGATTTGGTTAAAATTAAATGCCATTTATATCCACCTCATCTTGATTTTTCTTCTCCGATTGTTTTTGCGAGCGAGCAATTATCTTTTCTTCCAGCGAAGAAAGGCGAGAAAGCACATTTTCCGCCCAAATAGGCACATTCTCGGTAGTTATCTCGTCCGACGGCTTTTCGTCGTTTTTAGCCCCGTTTAGCGGCGCGAAAGAAAACGGTTGGCAACTCACAACGCCATTAGACATTTTCTTACTATAAAACACACCCATATTATCAACAAAAACATTTACGGGAGTTCCGTCAACAGGCACAGGATAGTTTTCCATATCTTGTATCGTTTTCACAACAACATAAGTGCCGATTTGCGTAATGCCATTTGCGGGTGGTTGCGGTTGGTTTGCAATAGGTGATTGTATTTGATTGTTAAGCCCACGAAGTTGGTCGATTTGGTTTTGAAGAGCGTTTATCTCTTGATTGTAATTTCTTGCATAAAAGTTAGGATTATATCCCATACCCATTGCCATTGTCAATTTCCTCCTCATCTTTACTTAAATCAAAATCTTTAAGTGCTTGTTGCACTTGTTTTATACCGTTTATAAGTTTATTTATCGGCGGGATAGCGGTCGCTCGGCTTATATCTTTTCTTATAATTGATAATACGACTAAATCGGCGTTAGTTAGTGGCTGCCCGTCAATAATCTTTTCAAGCATTTTTTTATAGGTGGATAAGTTTATATTTGCTAAATCATTTCTTATTTCGCTCATTGTTTTTCCCCTTTTGCACCACAACAGGCACACCTAATTCTTCCTTGTCGTTTGGATAAAGCGTTGAAAAATCGAAATGGTCGGAAGTGTCGGGTTTTGCCGTAAACTCGACTTGCAATCCATTAAGTTCGTTGTAAAGTTCGATTGCCATATTGCACTTCCCCCTATCCAAATTTTGCCATAAAAAAGCCCCGCTTGTTGGGTACAAACGGGGTACAAAACCTATTAAATTGTCATAGCAACTTCTTTTTAAGCCGCTTTTTTCTCATATTTGCACTATCATATTCAATGTTTAAGTCTTTTGCGATTTCCCAAAGTGAGATACGCTCAACGAAAAACTTTAATGCAAGTTCCGTGTTTTCGGCGTTTAGACCGATTTCGCGGCAACGGTCAATCATTTCATCGCGGGTACAATTTTCAATGCTAAAAGGCTTTGGCTTTGATAGGTCGTCCAAAAGCCCTTGATACTCTTTATTGAGTTTCCGATACCTTGCAAGTGCCTCTATCTTTGCTTGTTCTTCATTCCCTATCCAACACACTAAAAAAGCAAGGGGGATAGAAAACAAAAGGCTGACAAAGATTGTTTGCGAAGTTGGTATTGCCGTCCATATTATAAAGTTCGTCAACTGCATACAAAACGACTTACTATGATATTGATAGGTAAATTGATACCGAAGCACACAATGAGCAAAGCAAAAGGCAATACCCTCAAACCATTTCCCCGTAAAATAGCAACAAAGTGCCACCGAGCCAACGACAAGAAGATATTGCCAGAGTTTTCGCTTAAAGAATAGTTTGATTTGTAACTTATTCTTCGGTGTCATCGGACAAGTGCTTAATGCACTCGGCAACATACAACAAGTCGTCGATTGCGTCGGGGAAACGCTCTTTTAAGATTTCAATCTTATCAAGAGCCTCATCAATGTAAAACTTTTCGTCTTTGCCGTAAAACGGCGGGAAACCTACTCCCATTTTCCACTACCTCCTCATAATTATAATATAAATATAGCAATAAGAGCCAAAAATAACTTTCAAGCCCCATTACTAACAAAGTTGCATAGTTATAATCTAAAATATATTTTGAAAGCCCGCGGATTGACAAGGACAATAGTTGAGATACCGAGTGGACGATAATCACAACGCCGACATCTCTTGCCTTGCAATTCCATATTGCGCCGAGCGCAACCATACTCAATAATCCATAATATGCGGATATATTTGTATCAATTACATCAACCGCAAAACTTATAAGAATATTGCTAATTAAAATTAGACACCACGGAGCGGAAAGATATGGTTTGTGTGTTACGGCGCATAAAAAAAGCCAATAAGTGATAAATGCCGTTATCGTGTTCAAAAACCGTTTAAGCGCGATATGGCTATCAACATATTGACCGAATTTTATAATGCTCGGATTGTTTATTTTTAGCACAAATTGTTCGGGAAAGGAAAATTTTAAGACATACCACGCACAAAGATACACGCACACAAGGTATATCATCGCACGGATAACGTTCTTGTTCATTTCCTATCCCCCTACAATTCGTGATATGCAATCAATAAGCATAAAATTAAGAGTATGAATAATCCACTCATAATCTTATAGAGTTTCATTTTCATACCCTTTGTGTTTTGTTATCTTTTAGCGCAAAAATCGTCAAAACTGCCGATAAACGCACCGTTTGCAACAGCCGCACGGAACTCGTTAAGAAGTTCGAGTTTTGCCTGTTCTTGCTGTCTTTGTTCGGCTTCTGCTTTCTTTTGCTCGATAAATTCATCAAGCGATACAAGGCAGTTGCCGTCCGCCACTTCACGGCGATATTCCGCTTCATACATATCGTGGTCGGCTTGCGCTTTTGCGATTGCTTGCGCTTCTTCGTTTGCTTTTTGTGCTTCCGCTTCCGCATACGCCTGCTCTACAAGGTCAACGGACTTGCCGAAACCGAGAGCCTTTGCGGTTTTACGAAGAGCCACCATAATGGGGCTTTCCCAACCCGCACTCACACAACCCAAACAAAGAATTGCCATAAGTAAGCCAAACACGAGTACACCGATTATGATACTTGCCCACAAAGGGATTTGCACATTCCCATACACAATCCCACACGAAGCACCTGCGCCTGACATTGCACTTGCGATAAACGAAGCAACAATACCACATATCGTTTTAGGATTGTTTTTAAGGTAAATTGCAAAAGCACTTTGCTTTTTTGCTTTCTTTTCCTTGACAACTTTTTCCTTTGCCATAGTTTTACCTCTTTTTTTGTTTATATTTGTCGCACAAAATGCTATAAAAATAGCCCCAACTTTTGGAAGAGTTTTGACCGCAATAGGTTTAGTGGCTTCCATAAGTTTAACCGCCTTGCTTGTTTGCACCGCTACCTTTGTTACTTTAAGTGATGAAACCAAAACGACAATCGCTTTAAGTGCATAAACGGCAAGTGCCACCGATAACGCACCTGTAAATATATCGGCTATACTTATGATAAGTGTCGATACATTTGATTTCAAGTCGCTCCGATACGATACAAGTATTTTAAGTATCATCACAAAAGACAACAAACTTGCAATAAGCGAGCAAATTTGCCAATCTATTGAAGTTAGGCACATTGAAACAATGCCGAAAAGCAAGTCAATAACCGACAAAATAAGCAATGTTCGATTATCAAGAGCCTTTCGGACAATCTTTTGTTTCAGCACCTCTTCGTCTGACATAGTTAAAATACGGGAATATAGGGGGCTTCTGCGGGTTCTTGTACGGGGGCTTCCGTAACAACGGGCTGCTCAACGACTTCGGGGGCAACTTCTTCTACGGGAGCGGGGGCGGGTACAACTTCTTCTTCCACGGGTTCGTCCGCAACTTCTTCCACGAAAAGCATAAGATAATCAAGCATTTTCTTTTTCGCCGAAATATCAAATGCCGCTTCTTCCTTTAAGAGAATATCCGCAAATGCGCTGATAAGCACATCGCTCCAACCGCGCTGTTCGCCGATAGCCTTTGCTTCGTTGAAAGCGTGTAAGTCGTTATCCGCAATTTCGCCTTGCAGTCTTGCAATTTCACCAAGTAATTTTTCCGAGTTTACTTTTAACATAGTTTACACTCCGTTTTTAATATTATAAAAGGCTCAAAAGTTCAAGAGCCGCTTTGTCGGGGAATATTGTTACGCCGAAAGAGTTTTGCACAAGCAACAAAATCACATAGACAATCACGCCGATAATCGCCATAATTGCAAGCGATGAACAAATCACAAGTGCGGGTTTACCGAAGTTCGCTATTTGCATAAAGACTTCGTTTACAGCGTTAAATATCGAAAGAATTATTGTAACAAGGCAATAGGGCAATGTTAAGATACACAACATAAGCACCATAAGCGGTATGCCGTATGACCTATCCGCATAGGTTTTAGGCTGTTCTCTCTCATAAACATATTCCGTGCCGTCCTTGCGACGGAAACGGCGCATATCGTCAGCCTTTTCGCCGTCTTTAATAACTCTCTTCTTTTGTACTTTACGCAAGTTGGAAAAGTCAAATTCCAAAATAGGGCGGAAACTCTTATAAAAGGCTTCCGCTTTGTTTTGTTTTGCCTCTAACTTCTTGCGTTCTTCTTCAAGTACCTTGTTTTCAAAGTTAAGTTTTAATTCGTCTTGCTTTGTCTTTTTAATATCCGCTAAAAAGTCGCGGTTTTCACGCGTTTCTTCAACGGACTTTTCAAGAGTAAGTGCATGGACGATTTCCTTACCCGTTTCATTTACATCGCGCTTGCCCGAAACAAAATCTTCTTGCATACGAGCAGTTGCAATGTTGGTGAACGCGGAAACTTCTTTCGGCACGTCAGGAACGGCGAGATTTGCGTTTTGTGGCACTTTCTCCGTTTCTTCGACAACTTCATCGTCCGAAAGGTTTTCGTCGATTTCAGTAGTGTTTTCGTCAGCCATTTGGTCTTTCATTTTGCTTTCAAATTCGTCAGCCCTATCTTGCCAATCCATTTTTACCCTCAATTAAAAAGCGCACAAACACATAGGTGTCTGCGCACTCATTAAATAAAGAATAGCACACAAAAGTGGTTATGTCAACACCTTTATGCCAAAAAAGTAATGATTTTTTTAATTTATTTTTCGGTGTCGCCGTCAAGTGCGGTTTCGTCGGTGCTTTCTTCTTCTGCCACATATTCTTCAATTCCCGTGAGTTGCTCATTAAATTGATAATAATTAGTACGAAGTCCAAGATATTCTTCAAGCGTTAGTGCGACTACGCCCGATAAATCTTCAAGTGGATATGCCGTAAAATTGTGCCTATCCGTGGGTTTTACAAACACCCTTGTCTTATCGTCATTATAAGTGAGCATATTTTGCTCTGCAAATTTAGTGAAATTTATGTTCATTTCTGCTCCTTAATAGTATTGTTCTACTTTGGTAAGAGTAACAATTTTTCCAAAATAAAATACTTTTGAATTTGGTTTGTTTCCCTTTATAACAGTGATAAAATCTATATTATTAGACGAACTGTTAATTGAAGCACGCACACTACTATTGCTCCCTATTGTTAAATACACACTCGATTGTGATATATCTGTTGTTTGTGGACTTTCTTGTGCCAAGGTATAAGTTATTCGTGTCGGGTACGCATTAGAAACTATTTCTTGCTGTATTGTTCTCGAACCCTGATACATACCCGAACCGTCCGAAAAAGAACCTGTTGTAACGTTACTTGAATTAACCCCACGACTTCCCGTCCAAACGGTTTTCCACGAAACAGCACTTTCCGTGTTAATTACAATAGAAACCGCACTTGTAACTGTAATCGTTTGCGAAACTGCACTTGTTTCACCATTTGCGTATTCAGTGCCATTGATAGTAAAACTAACAAGTTTATACCCGCTTGCGGGAATTGCCGTGATTGTAAGAACATCGCCATAATAGATAGTTGAGCCACTCGATATTGTACTTATATTTGCGTGTTGGTTTGGAGAAGTGTCGCGATGTATGCGATATTCCGAACCAAAACTTTGTTGTACAGTAAGCGAAAAAGGTTTGCCCCACACCGCCGTCGTGCCGTATTTTAACACCGTCAAATCAGTGCCGTTGTATTTTATTGCCGTGGGCATTACACTATTACTTGCCTCGTTAAAATAAAGTGCCATAATCTTATACAGTTATCGTTAATGTTGTTCCTGACAAGGTAAATGTCGGTTTATTGCTCAAATCATTATAACTTCCACTTGTTGCGACCGTTGCATATCCCAACCACGATTTCAGTGCGTCTTTGGAAATGTCCTTTATTCTCGCAACATTGCCAGTAGTGCCGTCGCCAGTAGTATAACCAGCGATATATTTTATGTCGCCACCAGCAATACCCGCGCCAGAATAGCCTATTGTTATGTTTTTGCTTGTGTCGTTATAGTCTATTACGCGCTTAACTGCGTCGTTAGCAGTTATGAACTCGCTGTCGTTTGTGAGTTCAGATGTCTTGGTAGGAACGCCTATATTTGTGCGTGCTTGTGACTTTTGAGCATCGGTAAGAGTTTGTGCCGTATATTTCACATAATCAGTCGGTATATCGCTTGTTGTAGCCACCTTTGTTCCTTTCCACAATAAATTACCAGAACCTCCACCAATTGCAAGACCAGAAGCATAGTTAGTACCAAGCAAACTACCTACAACAAATGTCCCATCTACTTGGTCGGAAGCATAACCGATGTAAGGATTTTTGTGATTAACTGTTCCCCATTTTAAGTTCGCCCCATCAGAATTAGCAGAGGCGTCCATTTTAATAGTCTTACTCTTATTTATAGTTCCGCCGTCAAGTGACAAAGCATTGACATCACTTGCTTTTGTAGGAACTGTTATGTTTGCTGTCACGGACGAACTTTGGTTTGCACTGAAAGTCTGAACTTTCTCTCCGTTCTTTTGTATGGTAAGAGTTCCGTTGTTGACTGTCGGTATAGTAGGAGCGTCGGCAAGAACGGCATACGGAATTTTGATTTCTTCCGTGCCGCTCGCCGTTTTCCTTATAGGTTTATAGGTTGCCATACTGCATACCCCCTAATTGTTTATTGTAATTCAAAGAAAAGTCCGCCGACCATAAGGTCATCACTCGGTGCGGTCTGCCCCGTAGTACCCCACTCAATCGACTTGCCGCCTGCCGTTACTCGACCTTTTGCGTCAACGGTTACTGCGGAATATGCGCCAGCCGTTACGCCAGTAGAACGTAAAGACAGTTCAGCGTCGCCAGAACCCAATGCGTCCAGCATTTGAAAGTCATATTTGTAAAACTTTATTGAGCGAGCCGCTGAACCGTTATATGTTACAAAATTTGAATAGTTAGCGTCAGCGTTCATTCCAACACCCTGATACACCATACTATTCTTTACATATCCTGCACTATCAGCGTACTTTGCGTTGTCAACCTTTGTCCCTTGAACATCTGACAAAAGAGCAATATCTTTGCGCGTGCCGTCGCTCAATTTGTATGTGGGACGGTCTTCACTTCCCGTAAGAGATGTCGTGCCAGAGGGTGAACCAAAAACAAGTTCGTTATTTATTGTGGATTTGGAAAAAACGTTAAGATTGTTCGAGGTGGAAATACTATCAACAATAAGGTCATCTGAAAATGTTTTTTTACCCGTAATCGTTTGCGGTGTATTTGTCGTTACCAAATCACCGACTTTCTTGCCACTATCCACAAGTGTCTTATTAGTGCTGTCATATTGCACCAAATTGCCCCCGACAAGATTAGTGCGGGTTGCAAGCGTTTGAAGTCCGCTCTTTGTGGTATCAATGTTTCCAGCCGCGTCAAGCACAACCTTGCCGACTTGCGCCATTCCGTCGCCGTCAAAGACAAGCGCACCTGAATTAGTACCGTCGTATTTAGGCACAACCAAACCAGCAGGGCTTGTAAGTTTTGTGGTGTTCCCGTGAGCAACTTCAATTAACTTGTCCTTGACTTGAAGTGTGGTGCTATCAATCGTGGTAGTCGTACCGTTGACAGCAAGATTTCCGCCGATAGTCAAGTTGCCAGTTATTGAACCTCCCGTCTTATCTAACTTGCCATTAAGTCCGTTTGTAACTTCGGTTTTCGTTGCATAAGTGCTTTTAATGACATTTCCGTCGCCGTCTTGCGTTGCTTTAACCGCACTTGCAACACTCTTATTTGCGTCCGCCGTATTATCTACATTACCAAGCCCTATATTAGCCTTTGTAATATTTACATTGCCTTTGCGATAGGTACTTTCGGCGTCGCCCTTAACACCCGTAACACCGCCTGTCTGTGCAACCTGCATAACTTCGGCAAGTGCGCCCTCAACATTCGTCGAAGTAAAGTTATTAGCGGTATCGGCAAGCGTAACTTGTTCCGCACTCGTTTCAGGCAAAATTTGCACAAGTGTTCCTTGTGCGTCCACTACTCTATGGATTTTTCTTTTTTCAGCCATAAAATATCTCCTTAATCTTCGCTATAAATATAATCGCCGACACTCAAATCCGCCGAGTTTACGCTCTTATGGCTCTTTGCGTCAACTATTTTAGTGTTTAAGTCCTTAATCTCTTGCAAGGACATTCGGAAACCTTGATTTCCCTTGTTGACATAGACAAACGCTTGCTGCCGAAAACCTTTGGTGTTTGCGGTTGGGTCAATGCGTGCAAAACCGTCCAACTCCAACGGCACGGCTTTCACTTGCTCCGCCGTCGTTTGGTGCGGGTTATTCATATTGAGAACGTGGTCGCGGAAATATTGCGGCTCTGCCCCACTCAAATTCGTATAAGCGGATAAGGTGGTATCGTCTGCGGCAAGGCTCACATTTGCGTTTTTACGCCCTAAAACATCGGCGGTAACACTTGCACCCTGCGGCTCTTCAATTTTGACATTTACGTCCTTTTTTGAGCCGTCCGCGCCTATCTCAACATTTATATTGTCTTTCCCAACGACATCAACATAGACATCTACGCCGAAATCGTTAGCGTCATTGATTAGTGGCAACTTAATACCTCAACATTTTGATTTGCACAAATGGTTTTAATGTTCTCTTCGTCGTTCTCGCCTTTGCCATAATAGGTGATACAGAACACATAATCGCCCCTTGTAAGTTTCTCACTATCCACTTCGTCAATATCAATAATGATTTGTACGGACTTTGTGCCAGAAACGGGGTCTGTTTGTTGCTCCAAGTTGTTATAAGTGTAAGAAAGCACTTCCGCGCCCTTGCGGTCATAGAAATGCACTTCAATGCGGTCGCCCGTGGCAACTTCTAAATTATCAAACTTATATCTTAATGATACAGTGTTTTTGACATACCAATGCCACTTTTCATCTTCATACCACGGTGAGTTTTTGGTTTCAATTTGTATATCGTTCATCGTTTATCTCCGTCTATTATATATGAATTGTAGAGAGTATTCGTAAACCTACCTTTCCGAGCGCAGGCGAAAGCGTACGAACCACGCACGGATAATAGTGGGGAGTATCATTTGCCGAAACTACCAAAGGCAAGATAGTGGTATCATTTATTTTTGGCGTTATAACAAATGAATTTGCTCCGCCTGTTGTAAGCGGAACTTCAAAGAATGTCGATATAGATATACTTGAAACAACAATTTTTTCGTTTCCACTATATCCAATAAAAGAAGCATACCCGCCCCCTCCAACAAGATTTTTGAAAGCGAACTTCTTTGTTTTCACGCCGTTGACAGTCGCGCCGTCCACGAACTCGATTGTGGGCGTGCCAACCCCTGCGATTTGACTTATATCGGGGGCTTGCGTAAGTCCGTCCGCAATAATCTCGGTGTACAAGCCACTTTCAATCGGTGAGTTAATTGCGCTCGGTGCAACCATATCGCCAACCGCATATTCCTGTCCCGAATTGATTGTGCTGGTGTCTATTTTTTTAGGTGTAAAATTTGCCATAAATACCTCAATATTCTAAAAGAGTGAGCCTTTGCCAACAAGCACCGTCATAGAAAGGCTCTACCCCAATAATCAAAAAGTCTTTTGGTGTCCCGTCAATGTTTTTCGACATAGGCGTGTCGCCACTAACCGAGTTGACATAAGGGCGCACAACTTCACCGATTTTGAATATCATTGACTTGTCGTTGCTTTCAACGCTCTTGACCAAATTGCCGTCAGTGTCATAATATTCGCCATATTCTACTAATAGTTTAGCAGTTTCTTTACCATTTGTCCACTTATTTATAATTTTATTTGCGAGAAAAGTGCCGATTTTTTCAGTAGTTCCCCCGATTGTTATTTTAGTTTCCGTTTGATAAAGTTCATTATATGATAAACTTTGTGCGAAAGTACCCGTGCCGATTGAAACTGGTGCGCTTGATACTTGAAATTGTTGTCCCGCAATGCTTGCCGAAACGGATTGTACCAAATATCTATCCTCAACGTATGTAAATCCCGTATATGATACAGGATATGTATGTTGATAGTCATAAACAATCCCAAACGCCAAAGACAAGTTGTTAGAAGTTGTGCCGTCTAATAGTACCCCTAATGCAAAGTTTGGAGCATAGCCTTGCTCGCCGTTTTTTAACCCAACACCAACTTTCCTGAACGCAGCATAGTTGTCGTAATATTGAGCGACATTTCCCGTAATCGTTCCCGTTTTGGTATCTCCACCACCGCCTTTACGACCTCTGCCCGTTGTGTAAGTGTAATCAAACGATAATGCTTGCGATAAATCAATGGGCGACGAAATAGGCACATTCGCCTGAAAATATGCGATATAATAATCTTGTCTATAAGTATATATTTGACCCTCTATGCGCTCTTTAAGCGTAAGCCCCGTGTTTCGTGCCGTAAGTTGTTCCGCCGTCAACGGCGCACGCGAATAAGTACATTCTTCACTCGTATATCCGCTAAAACTCGTATTACCAACCGACTTGTTGGAAACGACCGTAACATTATTTTCCGAAAAGTTTACAGTCTTTATCTCGTTATTGACAATTTTGTTATTATCAATATCGCCGTATATGTTTTTTGCTTTAATTACTATTGCCATAATCACGAAAGAAGTTGCGTGTCGATGACGATTTTGCCGTCCGCACCCATATACATATACAATCCACATAGATTGCAAAGTTTATCAAATGCCGCCCACACTTTTGATTGTTCCAAAAACGGATATTTTATTGTGGTTGACGACATTATCGTTTCCGCATTTGCCGTAACAGCAAACTCATATTTCGTTACATAAGCCTTTAACCTTTCAAAAACAGCCTTTGCGGTCATCGGCGTTGTACTCATTTTAATCTCGTTGCTTTCGGTTTCTTGTAATTCCAAAAGCCCGTCGGACAATTCAAGGTCGATGTTAAAGTTGTTTACATCGTATTTTAAGTCCGAAATAAGCATTTTAGCGACACTTTGTTGTTTGTTTGCCGTGGAGTTCTTAATTATAAACTCAACTGGGCTATTGCGCCCTATTGTCTTGTTTTGCACATATCCAAGCAACTCGCCGCCGTCGTCTTTCACTTTAAGCGACGCAGTTCCCGACATAACGCCGAAAATAGGTTTATTGTTTGTCGGTCTATCGCTTTGAGATATATCCATATCAACCATATTTATTTTATCAACCGCATATCTTACACCTATGTTAATGCCGCTGATAATAGTGGGATATTTGCCGTTTTTTGAGCCTGCGTCGTCCATACCCGCACTTACGCTTATATTATACAACGGCACGTCCTTATATTCCCCAACGCTTCCCGTCTTTGTTTCAACGGGGAAATATGTAATTGCACTATCTATATTAAAATACTTTCCGTTAATGTATATGCTCGCAGTTGTGTTCCCGAACTTTGTCTTTGCGGGATAGCGATTATTATAGGTGTCAAACGCAATGGTAAGTCCTTGTGCGGGAGCGGCACAAATGATATATACATCATAAAAACCCGTCCCTGAAATGCGATATGTGCTTACTATTGAATAATCGACCTTATTAGGCGCAAAAGTATGCCCCCCGCCCAACTTGCTATGACTTAACAAAAACGGGGTTGCGCCGACATTTGCCTGTGTATTACACACACTAAAAATATCCGCCGTGTTTGGCACAAGATAAGTGCCGTCGCGTTCATAGGTCGCTGCCGAAATCTCGTTTGTTGCCGCGCTTATGGACTTTATTATTGCCGAATACTCAATCATACACTTGCTCTCCAAATAGCATAAAGAGTAGTATTCTTATAAATAAGATATTCTTCGCAGTTAAGATAGTTAAACGTCGAGCCGTCCGCCGAAGTACCCCACTTAACGAACTCATATCCGCTCCTTGTGGGCGTTAAGCCATTGCCTATAACAACATTCGTGTTTTTTGGAATTTCGCGGCTTGTGGGCATTTGTGCGACCGTATCGGTGGTGTTTGCATTATAAGTCAACGAAACATAGTCAAGGTCGTTATTTGTGCCGACAAGTTCAATCTCATAATTGAGCAACCCAAGCACTTTGAGTTTTTGCTGATAGATTTCGGGATAATCGTTAGGCGAAAAATACATCTTGTTTGTTACCCTTGTATCGCTCTCAACATCATAACAAGTAACCGTAAACTCATTCTTGCTATTGATAAGTTGGATAAGTCGCCTATAAACATCAATATCCATATAGTTAAAAGATATTTTAAGGCGGGGAGTAACAAAGGTTGCATAGGAATTAAGGTTGCCCATTGCGCCCGTTTGCGACCTTATGGGGCTTTTCACATAAGTTTTTGCCTCATAATAAGTAAAAGTGGAATAGGACGAGAACTTCTCCCCGTCTATTTCCACTAAATCAAGCCTTGTTCTATTATAGTTGTCTTGCAACGCTTGCGGCAATCTCGCAAGTTGTTCAGCCGTTAATGCCATAATCTACCTCATACCTTTGCAAAGTCAAGTCCTCTACGGGTTGCCGATTTCCTTGTGATTTCAAAAAGCGTATCTTCTCCGATTTTCACCGTGATAGGTTGCGCTGTTTCGTGTCCGCCAACTTGTTGCATTGTCGAAAGTGCCGAAACCATACCGCCGTAAATCGCTTGTTGCAGTTGTTGCATATTCATAACCGCCGATTGACCGCTTCCAACATTTGTTACAAGTTCCGCACCACGCTCGCCCGCAAGGAACAATGAGCCTGTATCGGGAAGTCCGCCCGTCGCATAAGTGCCGATATGGAATTTCCATTTCAAGAAATCCTTAATAAACCCACCACGACGACCTCTATTCCACAAATTTTTGGTAAAGCCAAAGTTAAAGTAACTCTTTACTCTTTCGCCAAAGCCCGAAAAATCACGGTTAAGGATAGAGTTAATTATATCTAAAAATGTTTTAGCAATGCCGACAATCGTTGTAAGCACGCCCGAAAGAAGCGTTAGCGAAGTATATATTATGCTCTTTGAAAAGTCAAGGTTAAGAATAACTTTTACCACATTAAGCAACGAGCCAAGCGTTTGCCATAACAATTTGCTAAAATCAATACTTGATTTCATAAAGGCGAGAATTACATCGCCGTACTCCCCAAAGATAGACTTAATATATTCCCAAGCCTTTCCAAGCGTGGCTACAACGGCTTTAAGTGCTTCTTTGAACGAAGTTATGACCGCCTTTATTTTTTCCAATTTAGGCGCGTTTTTCGCCATTTTCTCGGTATCTACCGCAGCCTTTTCAAACCCGCCGTAACTGCTTTGCTGTAAAACATTGAATTTATCAAAGGGCAAAAGGTTTACCGCCTTATTATATTGCTCTTGATATTCGGTGTTTACTTTGGTGTACTCGCCCGCGCCTTTTAAGTAGGCGATTGTTTCCGCAAGTTTATTATTTAGTTGTGTAAATGAATTTACAATCTGGATAAGTGCGGGGGCAATGCTTTCCAAAATCGGCGCAAAAGCGGCTGTGAAACTCATCTTAAAGTTTCGTCCCGCCGAAGTCAACGCCGTCATTGTCTGCTCAAATTTCGGGCTAAATTCCGCAAATGCTTGCAAGCCCTGCCTTATTGTTTGAACAATGCCCTTAATTGCCGCACGAATTGCACGATAAATAGCGACACGGACGATTGCCTTGCCGAGTTTCCCGCCAAACCCCGACGCCTTGCTCTTCTTCTCTTCTTTATCTTCGCGGTCGCCGAGTTTCTTTATAACATCGCCAACGCTCTTAACTTTTTGCTTAAACTTTTCCCAAAGGCTTATATGCTTTTCTTGTTGCTCATTGGCTTTGATTTCAGGTTCGATAACACCTTTTTCGATAAATACAGCGGCACTATCTTTTGCGGACTTGCCACTCTCTTCAAATATGCTATCAATGGCTTTCTTGACTTCATTCGACTTGCCTTTTGTGGTAATAGTGATTTTGTCAAGTGTCCCTGTTATGGTTTGTTTGACCGCCGTTAAGTCCTTGCCGATATATTGATAGGAAGTTTTAGAATTTGCGCCGAAAACAGTGCTTTCAAGTGCCTGTTTTGTTTTACGCGCTTCCTTTGCCATTTCTTTGTAAGATTGCAAGGTCGCCTGTGCAACGTCTTGTTCTTTTTGCAACTCTTCCGCTCTTAATTGAAACGGATTTCCACTCGCGCCGTCAAAGATTTTTTGAGAATATTCAAGGTTTTCGTCAATCGCCTGTTGGCGTTGTTTCATCACCTTTTGCAGTCTTTTCTTTTCTTCTGCAATATCAACGTCGCCACCAAAAATAGCCCCGTCTTTAAGTTCAGGGGCAACCGCTTTTTGTACCTGTTTCGCCGCTTGTTTAAGTTCGGAAACATTTACATTGATTTTTAAGTGCGACAAAGTTTCCAAGTTTTTCATAAACTCGGAAGATAACACTTTATCAAGGGCGGCTAAACTACTTGATAAGTCCTTTATGTTTTTAATATCGGAACTTGATAGGTCGCCAACTTCTATCCCTAATTTCAGGCTATCAATTTCGTTGTTATCCGCCATTTAGCACCTCATTTATTTTTTACCTAAATTCGCAAAAAAGTCCCACGCTCTTTGGCGTTCTTTTTCAACCCACGCTTCGTCTTTTGCTTTTTCGGTATAATTTTCGTCGTTTTTCTTAATTTGGGGCAAGTCGGGGTATTTCGGGGGTGAGTGCTTTGAATATCCCATAATTACGGGAGTGGAAGCAAGTGCGGCTCTAACATAAAGACCGATTGCCCACGCACTTTGCACCATTCTATTACTCTCATCTTCCATACGCTCTTGATATGCCTTAAAATCAAGTTGTATATCGTGTGGGGTGAGTTCCCAAAATTCTCGCCGAGTGCCTCCGATTTTGAGGTATGGCAGTAAAAATTCATTCTCTATCCAAGATGAAAAACTACCATACTCTCGCACGGATTTGTTTTTTGTTTGTGTGGGGTTATCCCCGATTATTTCTTGCTCTTGCCCATTGACTGAAAAAAACTGCACTCTTGAAAGCCCGTAAGCAAGGGGAATAAATCTTCAAACGAGCCACCATTTGCAAGGTGAGCGTCGATTTCCGCACCCGCTTTGTCAACGTCCATATCCGCTACAAAGGCAAATAAGGAAAGAATGGTTGACATAGGATTGTTTTCAAGTTCAAGGGGGTTAAGCCCGTATTCCTTTTCCGCTGTGCAAAGGGCATAAAAACCGAACTTTGCAAAGTCATAGGAATACTCTTTGTTGTTGATAGTGATTTTAATGGAAGTTTTACTCATTTACATTTCTCCATTTCAAGTGATTATGCGGCGTAAGTGGGGTCTTCTGCAAAAACGGGTTCGCTCGTAGGAACGATATAAACCGAAGTTTCCAAAAGCGAGTTGGCTTCCGCCGACGGAATACCCATTTCCGACGGGTCGCCCGTAAAGAAAATCGACTTATCGAATTTCGGAATATCCACGCAATACCACATTTGTTTGCCGTCCGTGAGATTGTTGTTAGCCGTAATCATAACCGACCACGCGTCGTACAAATCTTGCGTAAGGTTCGCGTTGAACTCCAAAGCCCCGCCAATATCTTTAAGCAACTTAACATAACTCGTATATTCGAGATTGTCAAAAGTCGTTGCGTCAGCCGTGTTAGGTTGGGGGTTAAAGTCGGGGATAGATTTTAAGTCGGGCAAAACCGTATATCCCGTAGTAGGACGAGTGCCTTTGGTGGCTTCCGTCGCATAGGAAATCTTAATACCGATAGAGGTCAAAGCAATTCCCATAGTTTTTTATTCTCCTTAAAGTTATTTACTCATTGATAGCCGAGTATGGCTTGATAACAGTAAAAACAAAGCGTGGCACGGTTTGGTAGTTCGCCGAGCCATTTGACACGGGCATACCAAAAGGCGCACCGCCAACCTTGTTTACAAGTCTTATATTTTTGTTATATGCAATCGTGGCTTCCTTATCTTCAAAGAGTTTAGAAACCTTTTTCCCAAGCAATTCCGCGCCTTGTTGTGCGCCGTAAGGCACTCCATTATACTTAATCCCGTCTTTCCAATAGCAATAGAATTGTACGGGATAATCGGTTGCGTGTTCCGCATTAAAGGTCGAGGCGCGTGTTGTATCGTCATCGCTTATAACATAAAGAGATACTTGCGGGCTTTCAATCTTTGTTTCTTTTGAGTATGCTCTAACGACTTTAATTTTGGCGGGGAAACCGCCGTCCGCTTGAAGTCCTATATTTATATACTCAATTAAGTCTTTAAGAAATTCGTCCATAAGTTCTCCTTAACGCATAAAGCGTCTTTTGCCAACACCACGAAGAGCGTCTTTTGCTATTTTAACACAATTTTTCCGCAAATAGTCGCCAGCCTTATAAAGTCCTGCAATCGGAGCAAAACCATTCCACGGCTCGGCTTCTTTATCATATAACTTTTGATAATAGTTATATACCCAGCCGTCGGTTGAAAGGATTTGTCCGTGGCTGATAAAAGTGCGGTTTTCGGTGGGAAGTTTCCCTTTGTAATCGCCTAACTCGCCAAGTATGCCCGTGCCAAATTCGGCATAATAAACACCCTTGCCTGTCGCGGTAATTTCGTTGCGCCCCGTATATATTTCGTGCGAACCAACTATAATTGTAAAGTCTTTCGCATACGGAGTGTCCCATACCTTTTGACCATTTTCAAAATGATATTTGTGGAACTCGTCATCGGCGACGTTTCGTCCCGCGTCCGCTAATGCCCCGCCAATCACTCGGCGATATTCTTTATTGTCGTCTGCCAAATAGTTTACCGCTTTTGTAAATCTTTGAAGCCCGCGTTTGTCTATCATTTTTCTTCCGTTCTTGCCGACAAATAAACTCTTGTAAATTTATTGACGACGGTAGGTGGGCGGCTAACAAAGGCGTTTGCTCCGTCGCCACTTACATAGTCTTTTGATTTAGTATTCGGCATTGCCCCGTCCACATAAAAAAGGTCTTTTTCGCCAATCGGAAATTTACTTTCATAAATCCCCACGGGTATCATCACTTTCCAAGTGGAAGAACTATCTTCACCAAATACTTTAATATCATTATACTCGGTAATAGGCTGACAAGTAAAGTAATTAAAAGAAGTTTTTATTTTAATAGGTGGAAGATATGACGGCGAGCCGTATTCGTTCACGCCATTATATCGACACCACCAAACATAACTACCTAATCTCATTTGACTTCACCTGCCAATGGAACAAGTCTTGCCCTTAAACCATTGCTTATCATAGTTGCGTCATAAACAATGGAAAGCCCGTTTTCACTGTAAGAGCGAGCATTTACGCCATTCCTTTCAAGGATTTCTTGCATACAATCTCTCACCCAGCCGACCGCACGGGGACGATTTTCAGGGATTGCCACGATTTCGTGAGCATAGGGGAAAGATATGTCAAGATAAATGCCAAGTGCTTTATTGTAAAGCCTATCGACTTCATCTTCCGACAAATAATCGTGTTCGTTTTTGAACTCGTCTTTCATATTGTCAACCAGTGAATTTATATCTGCCATATCTTATCTCCTAAAATCTCATTGTTAGTAATTAGCCGCGGCTAATGATACGAGCGATAGGAATTGCTCTGTGGGGGTAAGTAACCGTGCCGTCAGCCGATTTTGCGATAGCCCAGTTCGCGCCACCTTGCAAATCCGCGTCCGTCGGGGAAGTGCCGCCGTCTTTCGTGAACGAAATGCCACGCGGTGCAAACATTTTGCGTTGTCTGCTGTAAAGGAAAGTTTTGCCGCCTTTGGTTTTGGGGTCTCTTGCCATTTCATAGGGAACTTCAACGCCAACGTCAGCATACTCGAACGCGCCGCGACCGAGAATGTAAGTGGTGTAAGTTGCGCCCGTAAGCTCGTAATAGTTCGAGGTGGACGGATTGCCCGTGGGTGCAGAAACAACGGTGTAGTTGTCGCTGCTGTCTTTGGTGAAGTACACTTTGCCCGCCTGAACGGTCGCGTCGGCAGAAGCGGTGTAAATAGGAACAACGGGCATATTGTCGTCAACAAGGACAACCCTGCCGTTCCAAGTTGCAAGAGAAAGGTCGCGCTGTACGCCGTTTGCGTCGGTGTATTTCAGGTATTCCAAAAGGTTTTGGTTTTCAAGGCTCGTGGCGACCGCGCTGTGCATAATTGCAACGGTGAAAGCGTTTTTGTTGTCGCCGCCCGCACGCTGAATTGCCGTGTTGAGCGTGGTTACGCCAACTTTGTTGTCGGTTGCGCCCGAAATATCATACGAGTGTGCCGCAACGAATTTCTTGCCGTCCGCGTCGCTCATAGCGAAAATGCCCGCGAGTTCAGCAAGGAGCGTGTTTTGGTCAACGTTATCCCAATAGTGGGCAACTTCGTTTGCAAGGGGCAAAAAGTTTTCGCCGCCCGTAATATCGGACGAAAAGTCGAGTTCGCTCCAAGCCTTTGCACGACCGATGATGACTTTCTTTTGCGAAATGGTCGAGCGAGAACTTGCGTCGATGTCGGTTGCGCCGTCATAGTTTACAGGGTTGCCGCCAAGTGCGCCTTTAATGGGTTCGGTAACGATGTGCGAGCCAACTTGTTCGGAAAACCTTGCTCTCATATCGCCCGAAACGTTTACGAAAACACCTGCTTTAAGAAGTTCATTCCTGCGCAGGTCGGATACGGTCTGCGTATATCTTTCAAATACTTCGCCGTTAAAAATTTTGCTATCAAAAACTGCCATTTTAGTTTTCTCCTAATAATTATTTTTGGTTTAAGATTTGCCGATACAGTGCGGGATTACTATCACGAAGTTCGTTAAGTTCTCTCATAGAGTAATCGGTAAGTTTTTTAGGTTTCCCGTCGGGACTTGCTTGCGGTAATTTTACACTATTTTTCAAGTTTTCCGCATTATTTTGTGCGACTATTTTTTCTATGCGGGTTTTCATAATTTGTGCATATATCGCAGGGTCGTCAGGGTTCGCCATAATTTGTTGTGTTTCCTCGGCGTCATAGCCGTTTGCCAAAAGTTTCTTCTCAAACGCGTTCTTTTGGTTTTCTTTGGTAAGAATATCCAACTGCGCTTGCAAAGCGTTCCATTCTTCTTGTCGTTTTTCTTCTTCCGACATAGACGCTTGCCTTATTTTTTCGAGTTCCGCTTTTGCGTCGGTAGCGACTTTTTCCGTTGCCTTGAACTTATCAATGGAAACATATCCGCCGCCTGAAAGGTCAACAAACTTTTTGTTTGCGAGTGCGGTATTGATTTCTTCAATCGTCATACCGTCTTTGTAATTTTCGCCGAGTAAATCTTTGAGTTCCATAATGCTCCGTCGGTCAGCCTTGGTTTGTAAACGCGAAGTGGCTCTCCGCATAGACCGCCTTGTATTTATATCTCTGCAAGGTCGAGAAATTTATATATGTGTTAGCCTTTCGGCTTTGCAACCGCCTTATTTTTGTTGTAATCGTTTTGTCCGTCGTTATTATCGCCGTTTCCAACGATTTTTTGGGTTGCGGCAAGGGCTTGTTCCGCCTTTTCCGCTTCCTTTTGTTCTTTTTGGTCGATATATTGTTGCCACTTAAAGCCGTCGGTGTGCGCGTCCATTGACAAGCCTGTATCGGTCAAAATCATCTCGGGCGGCATACCAATGTTGTACAAGTTGTTCGCCGCTTGCGCTTTGGACAAAATATCGTCATTCGGGTTGATGTTGTATTTGATTTCAATTTGGCTTGCCGAAAGTTCATCAACTTTGGTGTCAGGGACAGTACGGCAAATATCAAGGATAAGTTTCAGCAAAGCATAGTCGCTTTTTTTCATACCGATAATATCGCCCTTGATTTTTGTATAAGCATTTTCCCAGCCGCCGCCAAGAAGTCTTGCCTTGCCCGTTTGACCGCCCGTGGTCGTAACACCGCTTGCAATAGGCACACCCGCTATATCGTATGCTTTGGTTACTCTTTGTTCATAAAATACATTGACGTCCGAGTGGTTCATTTTCACTTCAAGAGTGTAAACCTTGCTCGGCATATTCGGGTCGCCCGAAGATTTTACTTTAATCGTGCCACCACGACGCATTGCCTTTACGGTTTCTTCGTCAACTTCCACATTCTCAAAGACAAGGATATTGTTCACGGTGTCAATGATTGCGTCGGCACTATTTGAAACGATAAGGTTGATTACATCAAGCAAGTCCTTGTTGGTTTCAATAATACCCATACGCTCTTTATTACGAGCGTGTTCAATGATAGGAAGTTTAGTAAAAGCGTTTTTAGTGATTTCAGAAATGGCATAATCACCGCTAAAAGGCACGGAAGTTGCGCCAAGATAAGACCCCTCGCATTTGAGTGTAAATTTACCGTTGTTAATGAGAAATACACACTTATCGTTTGCGTCGTCAACAATAATGCTCACGCAAAACAGCGGTTCTTCGCCATAATAGTTAGAATATACAACAAAGTTATAGCGGGGGTCAACATCTTCACAAATGAACGGCGACATAGTGTCTTTATCGTACTCTTTACTATATCTCGCTCTATTGTTTTCGTCATATTCGATAATATCGGTGCGGGGAACACAATAAGTCGTGCCAATGCCCACCGCATACATCATTTTTTTGGTTTCGCGGAAAGCAGTGAAAAATCCGCTATCTTCAAGGAAATTGTCAAGATAGGTAAGGTCGTCGCTCTCAACGTCCGATTTGTGCGTTAATTGCATTTCATCGCCCATTAAAAAGTCAACCTTAAAGGTTACTTGTGCATTTGCGTGGTTTTCAACGACGCGCTGATTTGCGTCGGTATTTGTTGCGTCATCACCAAGAAACGCCCTTGTTTTGGTACGAATATCCTGCTTGCCAACAAAATAGTTATACAAGTAATCTTCTTTGATAACGTTAAGATTATGAACTTGCAAACAAAACGGCATATATTTCGTATATACCGAGATGAGTTCGTTTATTGTAAACGCAGAAAATTCCTCTTTGGTAAAGGGGATTTTGATTTTTTTAATACCGCCGTAATCGAATATCACGTTATACCTCAATAGAAAGAGCGCAAACCACTGTCTGCGCAATAGAAATCAGTTATTTTGTTTTTGCTTAAAACTATATTTAATTACTCTACGGCAATTATCACAAAAAGTTTTATGTGTGTAGTGTCGCATATCAAAGTCCACCTCAAATCCGTCGGGAACTTCAATATCAAGCGGCTTATCAGCCCGTTTGCAGCAAGGGCAAATTACATACTTCTCCATAATCGCAGTGTCCTTATTTTTATATTATCAAACATTTTTTATGTTTGTCAACATATTTTTAATAAAAAAAGTAATATTTATCGGCGAGTTTCAAGCACCTCAATCGCTCCCATTTTCACACCATTGCTTACAAATGCCTTTGCAAACATCGAAATCATATCAATTCCGTCGTCGTTTTTGCCGTCATAAGCATAGCAAACAACGTGGCGCATAAGTTGTCCCATATTTGAACTTTCGGGGAACATTTTTCGGTCAGGGAAACGAATACGCTCCAAAATTGCGCTTTGAGTATTAAATATCCTTACTTCTTTATTTTCATAAGAGTATTGCGGTATAATGTTGCACGACCACCCAAGTGCCGCAAGCCTTTTCCTTATCTCGCTTACAATCATTGAGTTCGTGTTTGTTTCTACGACAAGGTTAGTTGTCTTGTGGAAAACCATTTTTTCACAAATATAGTCCAACAACTCTTTATCGGCGATTTTCCCGTCAAGCGGTTTCTTTTCATAAACGCAATCGGTGAAGAAAAAATCCTTGCTCTTGTTATCCCGATAGAAAATGCCAAGCGCGGCATAGTTGTTTCCTTTTCTCGGCAAGTCAAGTGCTGCCCACGAAAAATCACTTCTTGTGCCACCGTTGCACTCTTTTGCGGGCAAATCCGTATATAATCTTAAATTATCCCAATAATAGGGTGTTCCCTCTGGCGGTAATGGCGATTGTTGTTCCATTGCCATAAAGGTACGCATATCTCTATTGCGTTCTTCCCTTGCTTCCGCTGTTGAGTATTTTGCGGGATAAGTGCTTTCATCGGTGTCAAAGTCAAGTTTAGGGCAGGACACCGAAACAAATCGAGTGCTTTCGTTCACATAGGTGTACTTAAAGCGAGTATCGGGAACGGCTTTTTTTGCGCCAAACTTTTCCTTGTATCTTGACAAAAAGTCATAAATTGAATAGGCAGTGCCACCCGCTATCTCAAATGAGTTATACTGGTCGTACTCACGCTTTTTCCAACAATCGTTATATCTCGCCCAGTCCTTGTCGTGTTCATTGATATTTTCCTTGTCTTTCGACCTACAAATATCATCATAAAATCTATACTTAAAGCGACCGCCGTCAATAGCGGTTTCTTTTCCGCAACAAAGGAATGATTTGGGGCGTTTAGAGCCGTTTATTACCAAAATGCCCTGATTGCCCTGACTTATTCTACAAATGGAAAAAATCTCTTCCTTGCCGTTAAATTGCGCGTAATATGGGAACACTTTGGCATATCTTGCACTACTCATTGTATTGACTATGCCTGTCATAACGTCCGACACAAGCGTGGGGTTGCCCACCACTTTCATTACATCATTGTTTATAGGGTTTATACCAAATATAAAAGATATGGCTTCTACGTCGCTATAACTATTATGTGTTACAATGCCGTTGCAAATAAAGTTGTGAGTTTCTTCAACTTCAATATCAACCATATTTGCTTCTTCCGAAATTGCTTCTATTGACTTTACCTTTTGCCATACAAAATCTTTTGAAACAATATCGTTTAATTCGTTTGTTTCGTTGTTGTATTTTTCAACAAAACTACGCTTAAATGTGCTATTCCTATTCCATATTTTATTTACTCTACGCTTAAACCCTTTTTTGCCTATAAAGAGTTCTTTCGGATAGTTTATGCAATTAGAGTATGGTTTCATAGATTTTGCACAAATGTCGTTATATCGGTCGGTTAAGACTTGTTGTTTATGGAAACAATATATGTTGTTATATATTTCCTCTATGAACTCGTCGGGGATTTGCAAAACCCAACTATCAAAAAGTTTTCCATTAAGGTGAACGGGCTTATAGCCTACAAGACTATAAATACCACAAGATGACAACAGTCTTTGAATGTCGCCAATAAGCGGTTTGTTGGCAAGGGTTATCCCCGTTAGGCTTCCGCCGTCCCTTAATTTGCAAATATATCCGTCCGTGCCGAACATTATCCCCAAAAACTCATATTTTTGCTTCAAAGATAAGTTAAAAAATTGTTGCGGAAGTCTTTTTTCGGTGGCTAATTCCCCAAAAATTCCATACTTTTTCAACAGTTCGGCAACTCTTCCGTTATTTGACTTAATCCTATATTCTAAACAATTATTATGATACTTTTTTGCATAATCAAAATTCAAGTTTCCAAGGCATTTCTCAAATGCGGCGGCAACTTCATTGTCTTGTTGTGCAAACTTATATAAATTCTTTTTGCAATGCCCCTCAAAAAGCATACAAGAGATGAAAAACAACTCATCGTAATCAATCTCTTGCCCGCCGTCGGTTTTTGCACAAAATTCATAGATATAGTCGCTTGCCGTTATTTCGTCGGCACGCACATATCCCCTTTGTGTAAGGTGATGATGTTCGGGGCTTGAAATTATCGTTTGACCGTTCCTTGCCGTTATTTTGATTTGAGATTTCCTACTATTCCATTTGTTGGTTATTTTGCGCTCAACAAGTTTATTATCTTTAAGAGAATATACTATATCGCCAACATTAAGGTCTTTAAGCGGAATATATCCGTTCGGAGTATATGCCTTTTCAGTTTCAAGTATGCACTTGCCAAACCCCGTTGGATATTGTTTACATATATGTTTTATAGAGCCGTCAAGCACCATTTTGTTTATATAAAAGTAAAGCCCCTCAAAGCAAGGCATTACATTTTCCCACACCCTATCTTTCGGGTCGGTATCAAATTCCATATAAAGGGCAAAGTGTTTAAGCGAGCGAAACGCCGCGAGCGCATAAAAGTTATCGTAAAGTTCCATATACTTATTCAATAACTTTGTATTTTCGGGCGATTTTTTCGCAATCTTGCTCAATTTTTCCACTTTGGCATATAAAGGCAATAGGTGATTAGAAATAATGCACCTAATATGGGAGCGAATTTCCGCTTCCGCCGTTTTATTCTCTTGTGGCACTAAAACTTTATGAATTTGTTGCCAATAGGCAGTGTAAAGAATATCAAAAAGTTGTGAAACGGTTTCATCGTCGTCCCACAACACTTTTTTATTAAGTCGCTTATTAAGTTCTTTATTACAAATGTTTATTGTATTTGCATAATTATCTACGCTCATAATGCAAAAAATAAAGGAGTGGGCGACTTTTGTTACGGTGTCGCCCAAACCGCATAAAGGAGTTATAAATGTACAAACAACAATGCCAAAGCAACACTATTTGATACAAAGCAAAGGAGTTGGGCAATTAGGTTGGTTCATCGCCCTAACCGCTTATATGACAGTATGTTTTACACAACAAGGAAACTTTCGAGATAACCTTATCATAACCAACCCATATAAGTCGGCAATCGCGGTCGCGGCAAGGTTTAACCTCGCTACGCAATTAGTAACCAATGTGTTTTTATGTCAGGAGTAAACGTTGATTACTCTTTGATATTACCACCAACGCCCACTTTTGTCAACGGGTTTTATAAATTTTCCGAATAATTTTTAAGCCTTTCTTTTTGCTCATCGGTAAAATCAACCGTTTCCCCGACAATTTTGTTGCCCGAACGGAGCAACGACAAGAAAGCAAAGCGTTCCAACATTCCCGAATATTGTAAAAGTTTATCCATTATTTATTTCCTCCTCTAACCATTTTGTTATAAGCCGTGGCGCAAAGGCTCTTTTCTTCGCGCTGTTTTTGACTTGCTATACAACTTTTTACCATATTGCGCTCCGTTTGAAACTTGCAATGGTCGCAATAAAAAAGTTTCCCGCTTAAATCATAGCCAAAATCTTCGCTGTTTACCCACTTTTGTTTATCAAGGCTCTTTTGCCTTTCTTTATTAGTCATTTTTGATGACCTCCTACTGTTGATAAGCAAATATTACCACTTTCGACCACCGCTGTCAAGAGATTTTCTTAAAAAATAGAAAAAAAATCAAAAAAATTAAAGCCCCTGCTTAAACTTACTGCCTTTCAGCAATTTACAAGGGCTTTTTTGTCCGAACTACGGTAGCGAAAGTCCGTGTCGAAACTTACCAAAAGTCAAGAGTGTACTCACATTCCCGTGATTGTCGGGCGATTTCGGCTCTTAACCGTTTATTCTTTTGTCTATAAATATAATATCATTATGTGTTATTATTTGTCAACTTTCCCAAACCACATTTTTTGTGCATTTTCGGGCAACTTATCAGGCGCGGCAGGCTTAATATCCGCAATCGAACTTTCCCTCGATAACAACGCTCTTTTGATTTCCTTTATCTTTTTTTCGTCGGTTACGATATCTACAAAGATAATCCTTATTAAAATAAATAGAAAAAACGGGTTGCTCTCACACAACCCGCCTTTCCCGAATTAAAATACAACAGGAGGACAAAATACAACCAATGTCTATCTTTATTATATATCTGAAAATACTAAACTGTCAACCACTTTTTTCCACAAATTTACTAATTATAGTTAGCACCGTTGCCCGCACTTTTTGAATATTTATACATTTTGACACTTTACACCAGAAACATTATCACCACACTGAACATCTTTCGCCAAAACATTTCAATTTCGCACTTTCACTTGACTTTCCGCACCAAATCGCTTATACTATCACCATAGTCATTATTTCCCCCGTTTGAGAAAGAGCGATGTTTTGTTGTTGTAGCGACACTTCACCGCCCTTTTTCTTTTGCCACAAAATCAACCTTTGCTCCCACCGCCCCTTATATATATCTATAAATAAATTAAATATTATGCAATAAACACACTCACTCGCACTAAATCGCACCACCCACTCGGTATTCCCCTATACACCCGCCGAACACTATGAGGGGGTAAACCCGCAGGGATTGGGCGCGCGCGAAAAATGGTGGGGGGACACCCCCGCGCCCGCACGCACGGACAAACACGCACGAACGCCCGCCGCCCGTCCAGAAAACGACCGTTTGACGGACACGACCGCCCAGAACGCCCCAAAACCGCCCCAGAAAGCCACCCAACCGCCCGAAACCCCGCGCGCATATGCGATAAGTAAAGCATATATAACTTACTTTTTAGGCAACAAAACAATAAACAATAAATAATAAATAAACTATGATATATAAGTGAGTGCTTATAACTTGTTTTAAGAGAAAAGAAAAGATATATAATATATTAAAGGCGTATAAAGGCATATATAAAGGCGTTAGCGATATAGACGGGGAAAGAGTGCGCCGCCCGCGTTCCGTGCCTTGTAGCCCCCTTTATAGCCTTATGTATAAATATACAATAGTATGTATAAATATACAAGTGATATATATATCAATAGTGATATTGCATTATATCATAATTGGTATGGGGAAAACTATTGACAACACCGCGCGACCGTGGTATTATTAAGCCATAAAAACAAAGGGCGCAAGCCCGCAAGGAGTAAAAAATGATTATTGATTTAATACTGGACAGAAAAGACAACGAAAAGGCCACGGGACGCGACACCTACAACGCGTGGGACTTTTACCGCGAAGTTATGGAATATGAAAGTATTTTTGAAATGCCGCGCGATATATCCCGAGCAATGGACGAGGGGACGGAAAACGACGTAAAACGCGCGTTATGTAATTATATCGACAAAAACGGCTACAATCCCGAAATTAAAAATTATATCAATCGTAAATTTTGGATAGAAGAATAAAAACAATACCGCCACCCCGCGGGCGTTATCGCGGAGAAAGGAGTGTATAATATGTATATCAGACAATTTTATAACAAAAATCAATTTATTATGAACGACGAAAAGAAAATCGTTTTCCAGGGTTATGATAGCATAATCGCCGTTATCGACAAAAAAACGGGCAAAATCGTTTTTGGTAACGACTGGGATTTTTCAAACACAACGCGAAAACATTTATATTTGTTTTTGAACGACTACAAGAACGAAATCAGAGATTATTT